TGATCTTGGAGTGGATACACCAAAGTTTTCAAGAATTACTCTAAAACGATATTGAAGTTTTGGCATCAACAAACCCTGTGACGCCGAGCTTTGATCGTTTGCTAATGGTACTGTAAATTTACTTAATGTTGAAATTGCCATATATTATACTCCAAGTTTCGCTATTTCGCCTGTGTTTTTAATTCTTAACGGTATGTAGATAAATTCTACCGATTTCACAGGTTCAATCGCTATGTCTACATATAGTTCGTTTCTGTCTATTCTAACAGCAGTGTTGTTGGTTTCATCACACACCACTAAGAAGTCATATAAAGCTCTTTGACCCACTAGTTCTAATAAGAATGATTCAATAGCTGATTTGATTTCATTTCTTGTTAAAGTATCGTTAGGTTCAAAAATAAACGGTTTAGCTATTTTATCTAGTTGTGTTCTTAGATAAACAGTTAATCTTGAAACGTTAATTCTATCTAGAGCTGAGCTTGATGTAGTTTTAGTTAAATTACCAAAATTAACAATACCGGTTCCTGAGAAGAATGTAATTGGATTTATCTTAGCAGTATGCATGCTGTCTCTTACCGATTCAGTTAAAGATATTGTTTGGAATTCACCTGTTGTAGAAGTTATGTATCCTACAGCAGTAGCATTATCAATAATACCTCTTCTTGTACCAGCTGGTGCAAACCATGGATAACCTACGTTATCGTTATTTGCTAGTACTCTTAAGATCATATGACTTGGAGGAACAACAATAACTTTTCCTAAATTGTCTGTGGTTCTTCCTGATGGATAAAATATTCCCATGTATTCACTTGAAGTAACTAAACCATCTTCACCATTGTCTGCAGCCTTTGCAGAATTGTTAGCCCAGTTTGTAATTGCTGTTGCTGTGCTAGCTAATCTTAGAGGAGTGTCTCCTACTATAAATGATGTATAGTTTCTGTCAGCATTCAAAGATACCATTTCAGAAATTACTTCTGGATATCCAGGACAAGCAATAATATTAAAACCACGTTGGTCTTCTCTGATTGCTTGGTTGGTGCTGATTTCTGCTTTTAATTGTTGTACAATTACTTTTCTTACAGCTTTTCTACCAAATGTGCCTGAACCATCGGCATTGTTAGCACTCTTAGTAACCCATCTGTCTTTGAAATAAGTTGCAACACTTTCGTTGCTGCCAGCTGCGTATCTCGTATTACCTTTGCCGCTTGCTCCAGATCCTGGATATTTGGCAGTTGTAATATAATTATTTTTGTATTCTTTTACGTTGTAACCAGAACGTCTAGTATTCCATAATAACATACCTTTTGGATATAGAACTGGATCTGGAGCATCTGGATCTAAGAAGTTATCAGATAGAAGATCTTTAATACTAGCAGCATCGCCAGTTCCGCCTTCTGAGTCTGAATCTGTTCTTGTTGAAACTTTATTCCATCTTGCATCAGCAAATAGAATTCCGCTTTCTGTAGTTTGATCAGTTTTATCAACCAATGCATAATCTGCACCATCAGTTAAACTTGTATCATATCGATAAAGTTTTGGATAGTTTTCTAAATCACTAGTATCAATCCATAGATCACCATTTACTAAAGCAGTACCATCTGATTGTGTAGTAGGTTTAGTTGCTGAGAATTGAGGACCATTTGGATCAGAAGTTGTTAAATTAACACCATTCAATGTTCCATTCTTATAACCAACCCATGTAGTACCATTGTGAATCATGATGTCTGCATCATAATTGTTATTGTACCATAGAGTACCATCTGTTGGTTCATTGCTAGGAGCAGTCACTGAAGCTGTATAGCTCAAACCTCTCCAGTTAGAAGCCATTACTATTGCAGGACCTGTAGAGTCTTCTGTAGCACCAGCCGGTACGTCATATAAATTATCTACTAACGTAGAAGAATTTGCAGTGTATGTTCCATAGCTGTGAGCATCTGAAGCACCAAATCCAGCATTAGCTAAAGCTGTGCCTGAAGCCACGTCCCACATTCTAAATTCACCACCCAGTGCATGAGTAATTTTTATAAAATTATCGCTAGTGATTTCTGCACTAATATTTGTAAATCCAGCACCATTGATAGCAGCAACAAAATCTGTGTTCGCTGTACCACCAAGTGTTACTGTTTCTGATTGCTCTTCTAGAGCAGCTTGTGACTTTAATGATTCAGCAATTTTAATTGAATGTCCTGCTGTGAAAGTCGCTGCTGCAGTTTTAGATGTAATAACAGTTTTTCCACCTTCATATCTGAACACTTGAAAGTCTCCTAGATTGTCTGTAGAGTCAAATGCACCAAGTATCGATTGTTCATTGGTGTTGTACTGAGTATAAAGTGTTCCTACTGTAATTCCGCTACCACCATTCACTGGATCTAAACCATAGATCGCTGCATGGTTGTTGGCGTAGAACGGAGCATCAACAATAGTCCATGACTTAGCACTAGAATTGTAAATTTTTACTGAAACATCAGCACCAGCATTTGGTGTTGTAGTTTTAAACCATACAGAACCTGTTGGTTTATTTTCTTCAGCCGTTTTCCATAATGGTCTATTAACGTGTGATGATTGTACAAATTTTGCACCAGCACCGACAGCAGATTTCCATGCTGCACTGCCCACTTGCACCCAAGTGTTAGAACTTGTTTTGTAATAAATTTTATTAGTAACATGAGTGGTATTGATAGCATAAGAGCCAAGAGTACCAATTGATGTTAATGGAGCACCTGTAGATACACTACCTACTAAATTATCCACTGATGTGATATAGATTGGAGTGATTGTTGTAAATGCTTGATCAGTTGCTGACCATTCAAAAATACCTGGGACAGTAGAATTAATATCTAACCAGTAAGTACCATTGCTTGGTGACGCACTTGGAGCAGTTGCAGAGCTTACAAGTTGACCTAGATCAACATTTGCTCTTAATACGAATGCTCTGTTAGCAATACCCAAGAATGAGTATGCTGCTTGTAAACCATATTCGTTTAATTCATAACCATTTAACGAATTTCCTGATGCATCTGTGTAGAATTTTGGATCACCAAAAGTTTCTGTTAATTCTCTTTGTGAAGAGATCAAATATACTGAATTTGCGTTAGCAGTTTTTGTTCCTGCTGCTGTACCGGTGCCTGCACCGTTTAATTTGTTTTGTGCTGAAGCAACAATTATTAGTGGTGTTGTTCCCGCATCTGATGGTACATAGAAACTCTCGTTTATTACTGTGACTTCTACGCCTGGTGATGTTAATGCCATTTTTAATTCTCCTTGCAAGTATTACTGATGTATTTATTGTTCTGCACTGTTTTTAAGGCGTTATCTCGGTAATTTTGGTGCCTATATAGGGCACGTAAATAACGTTATGAAAAGGCCTTTATGTAAAACTTGTAGGAACAAACCCAGAGCGTATGGCTATCGTAAAGGCACCAAAATCTACTGGCGCAGTCAGTGTGATACTTGCATACGCAAACAAAAGAACTTAAAGGTTAATGGACCCGCTCGTTGGTTTCTTTCTGGGTACCGTAAAAAAGCTCGTTGTGAGTTATGCGGGTTTAAGTCAGTTAATGAGCAGCAAATGGATGTGTTTCATGTGGATGGCAATAGGAACAACACGTCGATTTATAATTTAAAAACTATCTGTGCTAATTGTCAAAGATTAAAAAGTACTCAAGATTTAGGGTGGTCTATTGGGGATTTAGAAGTAGATGCTTAATCATAACATCCACTTGTATCTTTAAATCTTCTAAGTTTCCAGAATTATCTATTTCATAGTCAAACTTTTGTCCTATCCAATCCCATTCGCTTTGATGCACTGCTCTATCTTGCATTTCTTTTTGTGAGGGTATAGGGCCTCGTCGAACCAGTACAACCTTGCCTTTTAATGTTCTAATGGTTTCTATTTCATTAATAAATCTTGTGTCGCTGAGTACTATTTTTCCACCTTTGTAACGAGCAGTGAACGAGTCGATCCAAATGCTGTCATGAAAATGTCCTCGCATAATTTCTGTGCCCCAATATTGCAGAATATATCGTGGAGTTACTGCTCTATCAAGTTTGTTACTCCAATAAGGATCAATTCTTTCTCTCCACATTCTGCTCTCTTGTGTGGCTCCTTCTAATAATTGTCTATCCCAACCGAATATTGCACTCACAGCATCTTTTAATGATTTGGCAAAACTGTCTCTTTGAAACTCGTGCTCTTTAACCAAAAAATCTGCCACTGTGTCTTTGCCAGACCCAATTAATCCTACTAATCCTATCAGCATGTAATTATATTATAGGTTTTTTAATCTTTTTGCAATCTCTTGCTTGACTCTTTTAACGGTGGTTAATATCTGTTCTTGCATTGCAGTTTTATCAGCTACTCTGCTCATATTTTCCAATGCTGTGACTAGATCTTCTAGTTCTTGTAATGTTAGATCGCAAATTTTTTTAATGCCTGTGTTAGCCATAATCGGATATATTTAATCTGAAGTGTTAAAGAATTAAAAGATAATAAAAAGAATTAACCGATAATAAAACTAGTTGCGTTTCCGCCTTCCATGTTAAGAAGAATTTCTTGATCTAATTTTTCTATCATGGCCATGCCTTCTTGTTTTAGTGTTTCACCATTTAGAGTGGTTCCACCTTGCGGGCCATTAATTGTTCCAAATTTACTTCTTGCTTCACCTAACATAACTTTACAAACTGCAAGAGTATAATCTCTAACCCACGGTTTAACATAAATGTCATTTAATAAAACAATGTCTGGTCTATAATTATCTGTGTGTAATAAAACTCTTTCGGTATCAATTCTTGGACGCTGTGTTATAGTTAAAGTATGAGTGGCATTATCGTAATGAAATTGTATAAACGACCCAAACATTTTTCCTACCAATTCCTGATAAGATGCAAAAGCATAATAAGTGGCCAATCCACCTGCGGCACCCGCTCTCAACAGATAGGTATTAGTATAGGCTAAATTGAAAGGTTCAAATAATGTTCCTCCTTGACCGTCACTACGAGAACCCACTGTGGCTCGACCTATCTCTCTAACATTAATAATTTCATCTGGTAAAATATATTTGTTTTGATTTTCTTTAAGATCCAAAAATGCATAACTTTCTTCCACAGAATTATTAGATCTCTGTCTAAATCTGTTTAGGGCTCTTTCCAGTGCAATTTGATAGTGTTTTGGGTCTAATTCCACCTCAATCATACCATCGCCTAGCATGATCTTTACGTAATCAAATACTTGTTGCTGTGCTGTTTGTAATTCTGACATACGTATATTTATTGTTAAAACTTTTTCCATAAATATGGCTATATGCCAAGATTGTCAATATACAAGCCAGAAAAAGGCAACGATTACAAGTTTTTTGATCGCACTATGAATGAGATGTTTCAAGTGGGCGGAACTGACGTTTTCCTGCACAAATATATAGGAGTATACGATCAAGGCGAAGAAGGAACCAAAGACGGTGATGCTAGTCCCTCGCAGCCACACTATAGCGGTAGTAGCTTAAATGATAGAACCATACAAGATCTATTATTTTTAGAGAATAGAGACAGAAAATATGATAAAGATGTGTATGTTATCAGAGGGATCTATAATGTACAAGACACGGATTTTAATCTCAGCCAATTTGGTATGTTCCTACAAAACGACACTCTGTTTCTAACAGTACATCTTAATGATATTGTAGAAAGATTAGGAAGAAAACCCATGAGTGGAGATGTGGTAGAATTTCCTCATTTAAAAGACGATTACAGTTTAGATGCTAGTATACCTATTGCTCTAAAAAGATTCTATGTTATTGAAGATGTGAATAGATCTGCAGAAGGATTCTCCCCCACCTATTGGCCACATCTATTAAGATTAAAATTAAAAACTCTAGTAGACAGTCAAGAATTCCGCGATATAATAGGAGATGCTACCACAGAAGGTTCTCTTGCAAGTTATATGAGTACCTATAACAAAGAACGAGAAATTAATGATGCTATTGTTAACCAAGCTGAAGCAGATGCTCCTAAATCAGGATTTAATTATAAACAATTTTATGTTACACCTATCGATGAAAGAGGTAATGTTAGACTTGAAGGAGCAAACTCAGACGAATCTATATCATCTGATCAACCCATTAATGCTGTAATAGATACACCAGCCAGCAGTCATTATGGATTCTATTACAATGGTGATGGCATACCGCCCAATGGATATGTAGCAGGAGCAGGAACCAGTTTCCCAACATCAAATGTCAACAAGGGTGATTATTTCTTAAGATTAGATTTCTTACCTAATAGATTATTCCGTTTTGATGGAGTGAGATGGCTCAAAGTGGAAGATAGCGTGAGATTAACCACAACTAATAATAATACTAGAAATACATTTAAAACTGGATTTGTTAATAATAGTAGTACTTCTACAATTAATGGATTAACAGTTGAACAGAGACAGTCATTGACCAATGCTCTCAAACCCAAGGCGGATAATTAATGCTTCATTTTTACGACGGTCAGATTAGAAAATTTATGACTCAGTTTATTCGAGTACTGAGTAATTTTTCTATTGAGTTAGGCAAGGGCACAAATGGACAGGTGCAATTGAGACAAGTGCCAGTAACCTACGGTGATATGACTCGTCAAGTGGCTAACATTATTAGAAATAATAGTGAAAATGCTCTACAATCTGCTCCTAAAATTGCTTGTTATATTTCAGCATTGGAATACGATCGAGAAAGAATGCAAAATCCGTATCACATAGAAAAACAACATCTTAAAGAAAGAAATTATAATGATGCGACAGGAGAGTATGATAATACTCTAGGTTCTGGGTATACTATAGAAAAAGTAATGCCAAGCCCATTTAGATTAACAGTTAAAGCAGACATTTATAGCACCAACACTGATATGGAATTACAGATATTAGAACAGATTCTATATCTTTTCAATCCAGACTTTGAAATTCAAAAAAGTAACAATTATATCGATTGGACCAGTTTAAGTTATATTGAATTACGTGATATTGTTTTCAGTTCTAGATCTATTCCTATAGGTGCTGAAGTAGAGATTGACGTGGCGTCTATGACTTTTAGTATGCCTATATGGTTATCTCCTCCTGTAAAAGTTTCTAAATTAGGAGTAATCCAAAAGATTATTATGAGTATCTACGATGATGACGGTGGTATTACTAAGGGATTAATAGATGGTACGTTAATATCAAAATCTTATGTAACTCCCAACAATTATGCTCTATTATTAACAGGAAATCAATTTAGGATATTGGGCAGCACAGGTATTAATGTAAGTTCAGGTAGCGACGGGTTCTATACAGGTGCTCGAGCAGAAACAACAGTGGATCCTTTTGAAACATTTGGTCCTCCGATTAATTGGAATATATTATTAAATCAATATGGAAAAATTACAAACGGATTGAGTCAAATTAAATTAACACAAGAGAACGGCAATGAAGTTGTGGGTACTATATCAACATCGCCGCTAGATGAAACAATTTTATTATTCAATATTGATAGTGATACAATACCTACCAACACAATACAATCAGTTAATAAAATTATAAATCCTTTGACATTTGATGCCAGTGCTGCTCCAGCAAATGGCACAAGATATCTTATCACAGAAGATATTGGCGACAGTACACAATATTGGCCAGGAGATTTAAATGCTCAAACCAACGATATTGTACAATACAACAGTGCTACTAACTCATGGAGCGTGGTATGGTCAGCAGCTGATTTTGACAGC